AGCAACAAACTCTAACTTTAACTGGCGGCACACTAACCGCAGTAGTTGGAGATTTGATTACACAAACAGGAACAACTGGTTCGGGTCGTGTTAAAGAAGCAGTGACCAGCGGTACAAGCGTAACACTATATGGTGTAACTGGTACATTTACAGAAGACAACGCCGCACAAACTATTCGTAAGAATGGTTCTGTGGTCACAGGAGTTTATCCAAGTGGTCTAACTGCTGTTGCAGAAATTGTCGATAACTATTTCTTGAACAACGATACTAGCAGTCAGTTCTTATTATTAAGTGGTACAGGATATAGTTTCACTAACGGTTCCACAATTACCAGTGCAATTGGTCTAGCACAAGGTGAAATTACAGAATATCGTGCAGGTGTACTGTATGGTCTAAACCTAAGTAGTTTACTAGGCGGTAGTTTATATACTCCTACCAGCGGTAGTGCAACTTACACAGGTGTTGCATTAACCAACGTAAGCGGTAGTGGTACAGGTGCTACAGCAGATATCACTGTTACCAACGGTGCTGTCACTGACGTAACTATTGTCAGCGGTGGTTCTGGATATGCTAGTGGTAACGTATTAAGTGCAAGTGCAGCCACAATTGGTGGTACAGGTAGTGGATTCCAAATAACTGCTAACCGTGCAGATACAAGATTGTATGTTGATTTAGTTGGAAGTAAAACTAAATTCAACGCAACCTCTGCGGTCAACGATTATTTTGAAGACGATAACGCTCCTGTTGTAACCATAAGCGATCTTGCCGCATTTACTACATTTAGTTTTAGTGGAAATACAGATATTAACACAGGTACTGGCAATATTATTTTAACCAGCCATGGATTAACCAACGGTGATATTCTACAGTACAGCAATCAGGGTAACACAAGTATTGGCGGATTAACTAATAACCGTGCTTACTTTATTAAAGTTGTTAATTCAAATGCTGTTCAATTATACACTAACTATGCATTGAATCCTGCGGATCAAGTATTGTTAACAGCAACATCTACAGGCACGCATACTCTAACACGTAATACTGTAAGTATTGGTTCTACAAGTTTAAGTTTCCTATACAAAGCCGCACACGGATTTACCACAGGCGACCCTGTGTATGTTGAAGGCTCAGACTTGCCAGCAGGTTTAACAGCCGATTCTTATTATTTTGTTGGTAGCGTAAGTACAAACACATTTACTTTACATACTGGTAGAACAAATGCACTAGCAAGTACTGGTGGTACAACTACTAGCAAAGTAACATTTACAGATGTAGGATCAAGTTCGGCTACACTGACAAAGCAAAACGTTGCATTTACATCAACAGTAAACAACAGTAGTAGATTATCTGCAAACTGGGGTACTGTCAGTGTAAGTAGTCTTGACGCAAGTAACATTGTATCAGGCGTGTTTGCTACAAGTAGATTGGCCAGTGCAGGAACTGCTAACACACAAACATTCCTACGCGGCGACAGTAGTTTTGCATTTGCTGTTCAAGGTATTCGTAAAAATAGTGACACAGCGATTAGTCTATCTGGCGACACATATACAGATGGCGGCAACACTATCTATTACAACATCCCAATCTTGGACGTTGACAAAGTAGATGGTGATGGTGGAACTCCTAACTTTACAAATCCAGGCGTATCATCATTTGACAAGAGTCAATTTGCAGTAGGCAAAGCAACAAATACTCCAGCAGATACTGGTAACGTAAGTATTAAACCAGGTGTTGTTGACGCTGGTTTCCTAGGCGGTCAGCCCGGAACATACTACACCAATCCAGATAACTTCAGCAAGGCTGTGCCAGTGCTTAAAGGTGGTACAGGTTTAACAACATACTTGCAGGGCGACATGTTGTATGCAGGCGCTGGCGGATCATTGACACAATTACCAATTGGTGGAGTAAGTAGTGTTTTAAGTTCAGACGGATCTATCCCTTCATGGACCACTAACTTAAACTTGGCTGGCGGTGTAACTGCTGGTAATGCATTGTTTAATAGTGATGTAAACAGTACTAATAATACAAGTGGTAGTTTACAAGTACAAGGTGGTGCTGGAATTACCCGTAACTTATTTGTTGGTGGTAACTTAACTGTCGGCGGAGCAATTAGTTTCAACAGCAGTTTGAGTATTACTGGTGACAATGCTGTTATTACACTAAGTCCAGGTGGTACAGGTTCTGTAAGTATTCAGCCTGCCGGTATAACTACACTTGGTACACTTGGCGTACAAACAACATTAGTTGGTAACCTAAGTGCTACACAAAACCAGCAGATTATCAACTTTAGTCCTACTGGTACAAACAGTGCAATCACAATTAACAGTGCTGGTAGCCTAACACTAGGTGCAGCCGCAGCCGGCGGAATCAGCGTTACTACAGATATTACCAGCACTGGTGATATTGCAATCAACGGCGGTGATTTAACAACAACAGCAACAACATTTAACTTAGTTAATGCTAATGCAACTACAGTTAACATTGCTGGTGCAGGTACTGCCGTTGCAATTGGTGCTAGTGCTGTAGGTACAACGACTGTTAGAAATAACTTAACAGTCAACGGTGACTTGACCATTAGCGGTACTAACGCGACTCTAAGTGCTACAGCAGTTACTATTGCAGATAATGCTATTCAGTTAGCGCAACGTGCTACACCAACAAACGCTGTAGCAGACGGCGGCGGTATTATTCTAAAAGGAACTACTGACCATACTATTCTATGGGACGTAACAAATACAAACTGGACATTGAACGAGCACGTTAATATTCCAACAGGTAAGTCTTATAAAGTCGACAACGTTGCAGTACTAAGTGCCACAGCGTTGGGTTCAACAGTTATAGGATCTAGTTTGACCAGCGTGGGTACATTAACTGGCGGTACATGGAATGCAAACGTAGTTGCAGGACAATACGGTGGTACAGGTGTTGCCAACACAGGTAGAACAATTACACTAGGTGGTAACTTAACCACTGCTGGATCGTTTAATACAACTATCACAGTATCAAATACTACAAACGTTACACTTCCAACAAGTGGTACGCTAATTGGTTCCAATGACACTGGCACTGTATCTACCAACATGTTGGCTGGAAGTATTCCTAACAACAAGTTGGCTAATAGCAGTATTACACTTAACGGCTCACTGGTCAACTTAGGTGATACTGTAACGGTTACTGCTAACTTGGCCAACAACTTGACCGTTGGCACAGGACTTGTTCTAGATAGCGGCACAACATTCAACGGTGGTTCTGCACGTACAATTAGTATTGCAACTTCTGTTGCTACATTAAGTGGTACACAGACATTTACCAATAAGACATTTACTGATAGTTCAACATTGTTCCAAGACGACGTTGACAACACTAAGAAAATGGCATTTGATGTCAGCGGTGTAACTGCTAACACAACACGTACACTAACAGTTCCAAACGTAAGTGGTACGATTGTTACTACAGGAGACACTGGATCTGTTAGCAACACCATGTTAGCAGGCAGTATTGCTAATGCTAAACTAGCCAATAGTACAATTAGTGGTGTGGGCTTAGGTAGCAACTTGTTTAGTTTAACAGCAGGTTCATTCTTACAATGGACTGTTGGCACAACTTATAACGGTAGTGCCGCAAGTACATTGGCTGTTAATGCAACTAACGCTAATACAGGTAGTACAGTTGTAGCACGTGACTCTAGTGGTAACTTTAGTGCTGGTACAATTACTGCTACATTGAGCGGTCTATCAAGTGCCGCAACTAACATTCGTGTAAGTGCTACAGATTATGCAGGTAACACAGCAAGTAGCGCAAACACAGTTGCTCTACGAGATGGGTCAAGTGACATTTATGCTAACTTGTTCCGTGGTACAGCAACAACAGCACGTTACGCTGACTTGGCAGAAAACTATTTAGGTGATGTTAAGTACGAAGCAGGAACTGTTGTTATGTTTGGCGGTGATGCTGAAGTAACATTGGCCGCAGACGGTACACGCCGTGTAGCAGGTGTTGTTTCTACTAACCCAGCACACTTGATGAACGAAGGACTACAAGGCGAAACTGTAGTTGCTCTAGCACTACAAGGTCGTGTACCATGTAAGGTCGCTGGTAAGATCCGTAAAGGTGACATGCTAGTTGCCGCAGGCAATGGCTACGCTCGTGCAGAAGAAGATCCAAAGATGGGCCAAGTAATTGGTAAAGCATTGGAAGACTTTGATGGCGAAAGCGGAGTTATTGAAGTAGTGGTAGGACGTATGTAAACAAAAATGCCCCGCAAGGGGCATTTTTTATATCAACTCAACTATATCAAAAACTGTTTGAAGTTTTGTACGTATTGTTTTGTTACTAAAACTACTACGCAGACCTTGATGTAAAGGTTTAGGCGCACCGTCTACAGTACACCATGCCCATCCTTGATGCTCTGTGCTGAGTACAGGAATAAATTCTGATTCTATAACACAGAGATATGTATGAAAGTTAAAGACACTGTCGTTGCTGACAAATGTTTCTAACGGGATAGTTTTTATAATAGCGGGAATCTGTCCTATTTCTTCTACAATTTCACGTTGAAGACCTTGCCATGCAGTTTCGCCTTCGATGTTTGTACCACCAACAAGCCCCCATGTGCCGCGATGCTTGCCATGGGCTTTTTGTAAAAGAAGTATTTTCTTAGTGTGTTTGGCGTAGAACAATGCGCCACTACAAACAATCTGATCTGTCATAATCGTACTTAGTTACAGTACAATTCTCCAGTTACCTTTCTGATATTCGCCTTCGAATGCTCGAGTCCAATCACCATCTTCGAACTTGTATTGAACTCCGGTTCTAAGATTAGTAGTGTAGATTATTTGATCAATATCTGCAGAAGCCTGTGCAACTACCCACTGTGTGCCAGTCCATTCAATAATATCATTGGCCTTGGCTGTAATATTGCCCCATGCTAATGTATTATTTTCTATGTCATTTAATATTAAATATCTGAGATTTTCTACAACAATACCTGGGTTATAAGTTTCTGGATCTATAATTGCATCCACATTAGTTCTAGTGATACCAGTTTGTGTACATAGAATAGGCGTGTTGGTGTTATAAGTGTCTTGATCAAAATTAATAACCAATTTTGTTTCATCTGCGGGATTTAATGCCACAGTGCCAACAATATAATTTCCAGTTGCTTGCTCTAAGAAAATTTGTGTACTACCAGCCCTAAATTTTCCAGCATATTGATCTAGCAATATTCTCCAGTTTAAATCAGCACCATTTTTCTGCCACGCTGTGACAGCATCTTCATTTAATGTACTAAGTGCAGTTTTAGGATCTAATAATTCTGCATTATATTGTCCAGTATCAGTGTTATAGTAAACAAAAATATCAAACCCGCCTATATTGATTTTTTCTGTAACATCGATGTCGTAGTTTTGATCGTGTATGTTCATAATGATGTCATGAATTACACCTAACTTTTTAACCTTAGTAGGAGGACTAATATAAATTGGAGTTTCAAAAGTTATAGATGCTACTTCGATATCACTGTCAACACCCACAGGAATATTTTTTGTACTGAATTGAATGTTAGTAATTTCTAAAACACTAATACTGGTCCAGTCTATATAGTTGTCTGATGTTTGTAATTCTAAACTAGGGTTAAACAACATTAAAATTTGTTCTAAAATTTGTAATTTTTGATCAGTACTAGTACTCCAAATATCAGCCTTGACAGTTAGTTTATACGGAGTAGGCATCAAACGTTCTACAGTATAACCGCTGCCTTGTGTAGGAGCATACTCGACAAAATTTCCACCACTGTCAAAAATCTTTTCACGTTCTCTAATATGAATCTTACTAACGTGAGTAGAATCTGCTAGTCTAGTTTTATCCATGGCTAAATCACTGATATAAACAGCAATTCTAGGAGCACTGGGTATTTTGTTTTCAGAGTTTTCTCTAATAATGTTACTTACTTGTCTAGTTAAGTCGCCATACATTACAGGAACAGTAGTTTGTTTACCGTCTAGACTTTGATATCTAAACCCGCTTAACATTCGGACAATTTGTCCTACATATCTTCTTATTTGTCCGTCATAGAACCATTGCATAATTAATTGTCCGCCGTTGGTTTAATTTTTCGTAGAGCCTTGGTTAGGCTTTGTCTTTGTTCGACTGTTTCGTCAAAGGCTGTCCATCGTATAATTGTACTTTCTAAAATCGGATGATTAATTGTAAATGCTAAAAATCCCTGTTGTTCCGATATGCCGATGTCAGTGGCTTTACTAGATTCATCAAGCCATACTTCTACAAACATTTTTTCTTGATAAACAACATCTGTTAGTACATAAATGGAGTTGCTACTAACAACACAATTAACAGTTCCTTTGTTAAGTTCAAACAATGGATTTCTGTTCTCGTCCAGCCTAATAACATCGCTTTTAATTTTAGAAATTCCGCTGAGACTATTGTTGTTAATAAATGAAGTCTTAAGTGTTTTACGATCGTCGGTGTTAGAAAGAGTCATGCGTACATTATCTTCTTGCTTGATCCATCTATTGCCATCCCATCTAAAAAGTCTGTTCGGCAAATAGTCTGTTCGTAAAAATGTATCACCGATAACAGGGCCCCGTGGAAATTGTATGCCAAATCCAAATTGACCTTCGGATGTGTTTGGAGGTATGCCATCGCTGATTAAATAGCCTTTGTACCCTTCTCTTACTGGAGTAGTTGACGTATTACTAATGTCGAATTGGCTGGCCACATTAGTACCAGTGTCTGAGGTTTCTACCGAAGATCTTCCTTGACTATCTACAGATAATGTATAAAAATGAGTTGTGTCGGAGCCGCTTAATTCTGCGTCAGATTCTGCTTCGGCAATTATGCCTGCATTAATCTGCATTTCTTTTTCATATGTACTAATTAAATCTCGAACAGTTGTATCGTTGTAAAGACTCCATACTTGAGTATTTGGTGGCTCTAATGTTGTACCTTCAGCACCAACTGATGGCTTAACAACATACAAGGTTCCATTATGTCTTACTACTTCTCCAGCATGATAAGTTCTTTCTTCAGACCAGTCACCTGCAAACAATTCTTCATCTTCTGGTCGAGTTAAAATATCTTTAAATTCCTGACTGTCAACAATAGGTTTAAGTTTTAAACGATATAAATGTGGGTACCAAGTTGCTGAAAATCCTTCTGCGGCACGGTTAACATCTTCTACAACATAGTATCGTTTCAGTGCAGATTTAAAGTCGTTCAATGCATACTCATCTTTTAAGTTAGGAAGTTCAATTACATCGCCACTCATTACTTTACGACCTATTTGATCCACACTATTATTAATATGCACAGTTAAGAACACTGTATCATTTTGTAAAAACAATCCAAATTGACTTAGGTTAAAGTCGGTATCTTGAGTATTATAAACACCACGTAATGTGTAAACGTCTGCATCGTATTTTCTATCACGATTTTCTAAAAACAAGACATCTTGAATAGTGGTTTCTCCCAGGGCTTTGTTGGGATCTGCAGGATCTGCAGGGCCTATGTACTTGTGTACAAAGACATCTACACCGCCCACTTGAAACATTTCGTAGACAGTGCGATCAATAAACTTGTAATCTGCGCCTTTTTGTGGGCGATAAAGTGATAAGCGTGGCATAGTATTATATTTAGCGTACGATAAATACTATCATAGAGCGCATTGGGACGAAAAAAATATGGCAAAACAAGTAATTAATATTGGCACAAGTGCTAATAGCAAAGACGGTGACATCATCCGCGATGCATTCAACAAAGTAAATCAAAATTTTGATGAATTGTATGATGGTGCTGGTAGTGGAACAGCGTCATTTCCAGACCAAACTGGAAATGATGGAAAATTCCTAAAAACAAACGGAACTGATGTTACTTGGGCAACAGTTCCACCTGGAGAACAAGGCCCTACAGGACCACAAGGACCCACAGGTGCAACAGGACCAGCAGGACCTACAGGCAGTCAAGGACCAGTTGGACCAGGCGGCGCACAAGGCAGTACAGGGCCTACAGGACCAGCAGGACCTACCGGGCCATCAGGAGCAGATGGAGTTGACGGTGCACCTGGTGCAACAGGGCCAGCCGGTGCCACAGGACCACAGGGATTAACAGGACCCGCAGGCGCACAAGGCTCTCCTGGAGCAAAAGGTGACAAAGGTGATACTGGAGCACAAGGTGTATCAGTAACACTACAAGGTACTAAAGCATTACTAGCAGATTTGCCAACACCAGCAACTCCTAGTGATTATGCTGGACACGGGTGGATCGTCACAGAAGGTGGCGGCAACTTATGGTTTTGGAATTTAACTGATGCTGCTTGGAACAACGTTGGTCCTATAGTTGGACCACAAGGTGATCAAGGACCACAAGGTCCAGCAGGCGCTGATGGCGCACAAGGACCAGCGGGCGCTGATGGAGCACCTGGCATAAATGGTGCAGATGGTGCAGATGGAGCACCTGGCGCTACAGGACCAGAAGGACCAGCAGGACCCACAGGCCCGTCGGGAGCAGATGGTGCAGATGGAGCACAAGGACCACAAGGCGAACCAGGACCTGCAGGCGCAGACGGAGCACAAGGACCACAAGGCGAACCAGGACCTGCAGGCGCAGATGGAGCACCGGGTGTCGATGCCAATCCAGATGCTGTAGTCAACGGTTTACTCAACATTACACTTGATGCCAGCGGAGACTTTATTCCTAGCACAGATATACTACAAGACTTAGGTAGTCCAACAAATAGGTTCCGCCACTTGTATGTTGGCCCAGGATCGGTTTACATTGGTAACAATGTTATTACAGAATCGGCAACTGGTGGACTAGTTCTTCCAGGTGTTACTCGTGCTACAGGCTACTACGCAGATGAAGTCGAAGATAAAGATCGTTGGGGCAGTAATCCTGCTATTACGGGCACAGTCACCGTCATTGATGCTACTCGTTATCGAATATTAGCAGGACAGATTACTGCCAGTGCCAACTACTTACCAGCAACTTATACTGCACAGAAAGATGGTAATCGTATTGATGAAATAGATGTCAGCAATGGCGGCAGTGGCTGGTCCAAAGCAGAAGCAGACTATGCTCGCGACAACAATATGTATGTTACTAGTGTAGTAGGTGCTATTAGTAATTTTAACGCAGGCGATTGGGTACAGATTCCTTTTCGTGTAGAAATTAAAGCGGAAGATACTGAATATGAAGACATATTTGGCGGTGGAACTACACTACCATCACAGAGTGGTCAAGAGGGTAAGTTCTTAAGAACAGACGGTGAAGATTTAAGTTGGGTCGCTATAACAGGTGGTGAAGCCGACTTAGGCAACTTTAGCATTAACGGAAGCGAACTAAGTGCTGATTCAATGACTATTAAAACTGTCGACGGTGCATTAACTATTCAGTCAGACAGTCATATATTTCTTGATGTGGCAGGCGCAACAAAACGATGGTCGTTTGCTAGTGGCGGCAATTTAACACTACCGCCAGGCGGGGACATTTTAGACAGCAATGGTTCTAGTGTATTAGGCGGCGCAGCCAATTTAGGTAACTTAAAGATTGAAAGTAGCACATTAGGAACCAAGGGCGCAGATAGTAATAGTTGGGGCGACCATAATCTTTATCTTGATCCGGGCGGTGAGAGTCAAGCATACATTTTTATTCCTAGCCTTCAAAATCAAGATAGTGGCAGCACACTACAGATTTATAACAAAGGCGATTCTACTAGTATCATAAGACTACAAGCACACGCCGGCGTTCACGTTGTTGTTAATAATGGCTCTGAAGAAAAAACGTTCGAGTTTGATAATCGAGGAGTTTTAAGACTACCAGAAGGTGGCGACATCGTCAACAGCAGTGGACAAAGTGTACTAGGTGGCGGATCAAACAGTTACACACCTGACGACACAGACAACTGGGAAGACCCCGCAGTAAATACAATACAAGCAGCCTTAGACGAACTAGCGGCTCGAGTAACAGCACTACAGAATTTTGAAATAGACGGCGGCAACGCCTACACACCAGCGGCTGGTGAATTACTAATAGACGGAAACGGAGCATAACAAATGGCAAAAATTAAATTTAGAAGAGACACGGCTGCGGCCTGGACACAGGCAAATCCTGTACTAGCACAAGGCGAACCAGGCTTTGAACACGACACTGGTCTACTTAAAATAGGTGATGGTGAAACTGTTTGGACACAGTTAGACTATGCCAGTGGCAGTGGTGGCGATAGCCTCACAGACGACAAGGCAGTCACAGTCACTGTGGGCAACACAGATTACTTTGCCATTGTAAATCGTGCCAACAACGATGATGCCGGTGTTGAGTCTAGTGCTGTGGCCTACGACAGCGACAATAATCTAATTACCTTACACATCAGTAATGTCAATAGCAACGAACTTGATCCTGCCTCCAATAAACTGATCATTTCAAAGTTTAATTCATCCTCTAACCTACTGTGGCAAAAGCAGATTCAAGAAGATGCAGATCCAAGCACAGCACACGATGTTGTTATAGACGCAGATGATAACATTATTGTAGTGTTCAATCAAGACAATGCTATTGATGAAGGCGACTATGTGAATATCATCAAGTTTGACAGCGATGGTAATGAACTTTGGAAGAAACTCTATTCTAGTTCAATTATAAGCGATCGCACATTTGGTGGATTTGACCTAATTGATAATACTGTGGGTTCCAGCACATTTGAAGGCAATGCCGTACAGGTGATCAGCGTAAATTACAACAATGTTCCCGACAGCAACTACACTTGGACATTTGAAGAAAGCAGTAATTCCGGTACCACTTGGACTTCTGTGGCAACACTAGTGGGCAGTGAGTATGATGGCTTTCTAGATCGCACTTACTTCTATGTGTCAGCAGAAGATCCTGCTATTACATTATCTTTTGAAACTAAAATTTATAGATTAAAAACACAAGCAGTTAATACATTTATGGAAGCCTCGGGAGCAGTCACTGATGGCACACACATCTATGTAACCGGTGCGTGGAATGTGAATTCAAATAATGAACTAGGTGAAATTACATTTATCCTTAAAGTTTCAAACACCGATGGCACAGTGGAGTGGGCGCAGTCCATTAGATTTAGTGAAGGTTTCCCAGACGAAGCCTACGGTATGGAAATAGACACAGAAGGTGATCTAGTCTTAGTGGGTGTTTCCTATAGCCCAGCAGGACCAAACGCAGCCTATGTCAGCAAGTACAATGGATTAACTGGCTCACACATTTGGAGTCGAGTTATACTTGACCAAGGTGAAGATACCAGTTACTCAGGCGGAGACATCACAGTAGATAGCCAAGACAACGTCATTGTCAGCATAAACTCTAATCAAAGGTTTGAGAGCGAAGTCGCACCATACACGACCATAGCACATGTGGTCAAACTCAACTCATCAGGTACAATACAGTGGGCTCGCAGAGCAGGCCCAGGTCCTTGCGCTTCAGTGGCCACAGGCATTGACAGTGACAGTCTAGGCAACGTCTATCTAAGTGCCTTGACTACCAGCCAGAAGAATCCCGTTAGAGACTCTAACGAATTTGATAATACTGCCAAGGATGTATTGGCCATTGCCAAGTATTCGACTTCCGGTGCTGTGCTATGGCAACGCTACATCGAAGCAGACGGCTACACTTTTTATCAATCAACTGGTCAAGGTACTACTAACGATATTGGTGAGTTTGAAGAGAACCGCAACAGTGGTCGCAATCTCAGCCTAAGCAGTGATGGTAAAATCGCTGTACAGGTCACTGTAAGGAAGCGTGATTTTGACGACAATACTCCTGACAGCGAGTACTGGGAAAGCATCACATTCCAAATAGATCAAGATGGTCGTGAAATGACCATTGGATCAGGCGATGAAAAATTCGCAGTTAAAGCAAGTCGCATACCAGGCAAGTTGGTAACACTACCAGAAGTTCTTGGGGGACAATCATACACTCCAACAATCACTAACCTTGTGTCAGACTTGGATGTTACCACTCCAACTATTACCTATGCTGATGCTGAACTAGCACAGCACATAATGAAGTCAGCACCCTATGAGTATGTGTTTGGCAATGATGGTACTTTAACTATTCCTAACGATGGCGATGTTCGTCTAACACAAACACAAATTGGTTGGTTCTCGATATTTGGACCTGCTAATAACAACAATGACGATGTATGGATCCGTGCCAACTGTGTAGATCCTGACACAGGAGATGTCTATGTGGTAGGACAAGAGGATGTTAATAATCGTGGCTTTGTGGCTCGCTACAACAGTCAAGGCGAGATATTGTGGAGCATCCGACTTAATGACCTTGACGACGAAAATTCTACACGATGTAATGCTGTTAAATTACATCCTTCTAACGGCAATGTAGTTGTACTGGCAGAGTACTACGGTAACAATACTGGAGCACTGATGCTACAGATTGATCCAGATACTGCCCAAGTGGTTGAACATCTTGGCTTTAGAGACGCCAATAACAACGGTGATGCTGAACCCTATGACTTTGACTTCTTTAGCAATGACGATTCTACTGATGGTGTAGTAGTGGTTGGCCGCAAGTACGACGAGTGGGCAAGTACGCCAGTTACTCCACAGGCTGGTAGCACTACCAGCACACTAAATGTTCTAAACTCAGAGTTGCCCGCAGGCCTAAGCACAGATTGGTATGTCAGCGGCACAGGCATCACAGGTAGAACCCAGATTACTAATATCAACTACTACACCGCTCTAACTGGTACGACTCGACAAGGTAGTGGGGCAGAATTTACTGTTGAAGTGAATGCCGGTAGTCCAGGGTTACCAGTTTATACTTACGCTAGTAAATTTGTATCTGCTTCTAACGATCGCACATTCTATATTAAACCAGACGGTACTCGATTGTATACCTTGGTAGGTGGAACAATAAGTGAATTTACACTAAGCACTCCTTGGGATATTTCAACTGCCACATCTACTAGTACCGCAGACCTTAATCTTGCGCTAGGCATTGACCTACTCAACGGTTTATATTTTAAACCCGATGGCACAGAATTTTATGTGTTTGCCTATGATACAAACGGTGATGTACGTTTTAGTAAGATTACTTTAACTACACCGTGGGCTTCTGGGTCATCGCCTACTTATGTAGAAGGTAGCCTAGTTGCTGTACCTTTCGCTATCAATTTAGAATTCAGTGACGACGGTACAAAATTCTATAGCATATACAGTGGCCAAATTAGACAATGGAATTTAGGCTCTGCTTGGAATATCACCAATGTCGATACAACTCCGGACGTTAGTTACGATTTCACTACTGTTGACAGCATCGACCTGCGTGACATAGCATTTTCCGCGGACGGTACAAGTATGTACGCTACTAAATTTCCGCCTTCAGGAACAGCATATACAGTAGTTAGATACCAATTAGGCACTGCTTGGGATATTTCTACCGCTGTGCTTACTGTTGATAGTATTGATATTGGCGAATCAGTAACCGGAATCGATTATCTTGACAAGGCAAACATTGTATTCAAACCAGATCGTACAAAAATGTACATCGCTGGTCAATCTTTCTCCGGCGGATGGACTAGAATAGTCCAGTTTGACGGTGCTAGCGGAGAAGCCGGTCCGGCAACATATTCTGTTATTGTTACTGACGGTGGCACAAACTATCTAGCAGGACACAAGGTCAGAGTGTTAGGTAGTGCGTTGGGCGGAACTACTCCTGAGAACGATCTTATCATCACTGTAGATGCTTTAAACGTAAGTGCTATCAGTAGTGTAAGTAATAGCGGAACTCCAAATGCTGCCGCTGTTGGTCCTTACACCGCAGTAGCACACACAAACTACAACGTAGGCAGTGGTGCTGACTTTAACGTACAATTCAACGCAGAAGGAACTATTATTGGTTACGGCATTTTCAACGAAGTTGGACAAAACTATGTAATAGGAGATGTGATCACTATCGCAGGTACAACTTTTGTTGGTGGTACAACTCCAACTAATGACGTAACTATTACAGTTACCAGTGTTGGTGGATCTGGCGATCTTCAAAATCCGATAACAGTAGAAGGAACATTATTCCCAAGCACTCAAACTAAAATCAGCATAGGTGATTCTGTAGATTTTGGTGGAGTAGGTTCTTGGAACTTTGAGTACCCATTAGGCGGTCAAGGATTTGTTTGGACGGCTGACTGGAATAAAGTAGTAGGTAGCACTAACGCTGATGCCAACGAAAGATACTTCTCAGTGGCAGTGGGCAGTGATAATGCTGTGTATGCTGTAGGTGAAATTTACACCAATGACAGCACCAGCAACTACAACGCTGTGATCAGCAAGTTTAACAGCGCAGGCACACATCAGTGGAGTCGTGCGTTAAACACATATACGTTTGGTTCCAGTGCCAAGTGTGTAGCAGTTCGTGGAACCACAGTGGTAGTAAGTTCTTTCGATAGTAACAACAGTGAGACTGTAATTACCAAACTGGATACCAGCGGTAATATCAAGTGGCAGCGTATCACATTCTCGGGTGATGACAGTTCAGTAGCCATTGACACTAACGGTGATATCTATGCTGTGATAGAAGCCAACTTAGAAAACAAGTATGAAAGCATTATCAAGGTCATCAGATTTGCCTCAAACGGTGAGCCTATCTGGCGCAAGTTCATTGGCACATTAACCAACGAATACGGTGGAACCCACGAGTACTTCAAGAACGGTCGCAACATCACTCTGGACGCAGAACACCTTTATGTGTCTGGATATACTACAGCCTTTGCCGATGACTACGAAAGTGGCTTCCTAGTCAAACTGCCCAAAGCAGGAGACTGCGATGGCTATTATGGCGGTTGGACTGTACAGACTGAGGCCTACGATGTAGATAAGGTCATTGGGTCACAGGCTGGCACATTTATACCTGACATCAGCACAGGCGAGTTCGAATCGTGGAATCCAGACTTCGGCACTGACTGGTGGGATCCTAGCAGTGATGATTACTATCAAACTCTACAACCTATTGTAGATCGTGACGGTGGTGCTATTGAATTCGCAGACGGTACTCGTCAGACTTCGTCAGCACAGCAGATTCCACAACGAGCGATTTTCAACGGTGCGGATCACAGACTGTGCTTAGACGATATGGGCAAACATATCTATGTCACTAACAGCAACACTAGAATTCATGTTCCTTATCACGACGATAACCCATTGCCAATAGGATTTACAGTTGTGATCATTAACAACAGTGGTGGCACAATCAGCATTGACGCAGACGGCGGCAATCTTGATATTGTTGTTCCAGGCTTACAATCAGCACAGTATTGGGATCTTGATAGTCCGGGTATGGCCACATTGATCAAGGTTAGTGAATATACTTGGTTTATGACCGGTAATGTTTCAGTAGATTAAGGATACAAGATGCCTATTACACAAATATTACTAACAGCCACAACAGCACAAGGCGGTGGTGGAGGCGGTGGATCTACTTCAGACTTTACCATCGAGTGGTTTCAGAAAGTTGAAGGAAACGGTCAGAATAGTCGTCCGTGGAGTATAGGTTTATATCCTACACAGAGTATTGCCATAAGTTATGAAGGGCATATCAACGACTACTACTGGATTAACAACTCCGCAATTGGCAACGTAGCACAAGTCCATGCTGGATCAGGATGGGAACACATGGCGTTTGTACGAAGCAGTGACGTAGTCTATGGATATAGAAACGGCTCACAATATTTCTCAGTTCCTTTCAATAGTCCCATAACCGACTCTTCCTCACTATTCTATGTAGGTACAGGAGAGATGGGAGCCGGAATGTATCAAGGTTATCTCACTAACCTACACGTTATGAAAGGTGTGGCCAAATATACAGGTAACTTTACTCCAACTACAACGCCTATAGTTGCTACCACAGGCAGTGTATTCTTAATGAATACCCATACTGCTCCAACAGTGTTTGTCGATTCTGCCGGTGGCAAGGTTACTGCTAATGTAGCAGGGCCACCACAGTGGTCTAGTGATAGCCCATTCACTGCGTTAGGTCCTTATACTGCGATGTATCCAGTTTCTAACCCAGATACATTGTATTTTTTAAAAACATCATATCCAGATATAGAAAATGTTCAAGCAGGATGGTCTGCTACTGCGGACGATTTTAGTGGCACAGTGACCAACAGAACTAGTACTGATCCATTATATCACATAGTGACTATAAATGTTGCGGCAGGGTCGTTTGGCGGAGCATCGGTTACATTTACACAGCCTGGACTTGGTAGTGTTTATTTTGACAGTAGCAGATTTGTTGCCTACGCCGCTAGTACCGATTGGGCTATGGATGTTTAATGTTCAAGCAGAGTACTATTACTGTAGATCCAGGTGTAGCGGAAGAAGTTGTTAACCTCTACAAAGACCTAGACAATGCCCGTGGTGGTGAATACGGTACTTGGCACAGTCGTAGAATACGCACAAATCCCTACGAGTGGTTTTCTGCTACTTTTAATAGAGTGGCTGAGGCAGTAGGTGATCTAACCATAGACGAATGGTGGTTTAACTGCGGCGAACCTTTGGATGAATATCGCTGGCACATACATCGTCCCTATGTGTGGGCAGGTGTGCTGTACATACAAACGCCAGAGAATAGTGGTGGGATAGAGTTTAGACGGCAAGAAGAATACTATACGCATACGCCGCAGGCAGGCGAGTTTTTACTGTTTTCAGGCAACCTAGCACATAGAGTACTGAAGAATAACAGTACGGATTATAGAATTAGTGTAGCCTTTAACTTTAAATAAATATACTAAAGAGATAAAGAATGCCAACTACAGAAATTAACGAACTACAACAAGCAAAAACAGCAGTCTACGACTACTGTCGTAACATGCTGGGCGATGGCATGATTGATGTTGAACTAGATCCTAAGCACTACGAAACAGCACTAGAACGTGCTCTTGGAAAATACAGACAAAGAGGCGACAGTTCAGTAGAAGAAAGTTACATGTTCTTAACCACTGTTGAAGATCAGAATACTTATATATTACCTAAAGAAGTTATAGAAGTCCGTCAAATATTTCGACGTAGTATTGGTAGTAGAACAGGCGGTGGTCAAGGCGGTACAATATTTGAACCGTTTAATCTTGCCTACACAAACACATACTTGCTAAGTTCTAGCAATATGGGCGGTATTTTAACCTACGAACTATTTGCACAATACCAAGAAATGATCGGACGTATGTTCGGTAGTTTTATTGAATTTAAGTGGCACAGTCAGAGTCATAAACTTACTTTGCTACAACGACCAAGAAACTCAGACGAGGAATTAATGTTATTGTGCTATAATTATCGTCCAGACATCGGTATTCTCAACGATGTTTATGCTACACAGTGGATCAAAGATTATACATTAGCCAACTGCAAACTTATGTTGGGTCAAGCCCGTGAAAAATTTGCACAAATTGCAGGCCCTCAAGGCGGAACCAGTCTTAATGGCGCCAGCATGAAGTCCGAAGGTGTTGCTGAAATGGAAAAATTAGAAGCAGAACTAATTACCCAAGTTGCCGGCGGACGTGGCTATACATTTATTATTGGCTAAAAATAATTTGACCTTGTAATAAAACTGTTATATACTAGCGTTATCTAAGGAGACGCTATGATTATAGGTGTGTGCGGTTTTATCGGTTCGGGCAAAGATACAGTCGCTGACTATCTAGTTAACTTTCACGAATTTCGTAGAGAAAGTTTTGCCAACACCCTAAAAGATGCAGTATCAGCAGTTTTTGGTTGGGACCGCACTATGCTAGAAGGGCGTACTAAACAAGCCCGTGAATGGCGAGAGCAAGTAGACCCTTGGTGGAGCAAACGCTTAAACATGCCCGACCTTACTCCTAGACTAATGCTTCAGTTGTGGGGTACAGAAGTTTGCCGCAGAGGATTCCATGATGATATCTGGATTGCTAGTCTAGAAAATAAACTTCGTAATTCCTCAGATAATATTGTAATTTCTGACTGTCGTTTCCCCAATGAAATTGCTAGTATTCGCAGTGCAGGCGGAAAGATCGTTTGGATCAAACGAGGTGCTCTCCCAGAGTGGTATGACGCCGCAGTACACGTAAATCGAGGACCTGACGGAAATATTATGTGGTCCTCTAGTAAAACAAAATTAGAAAGTATAGGAATTCATGCCAGCGAAACGGCATGGGTTGGCACAAAGTTTGACGCAGAGTTAGACAACAACGGCAGTATTGATGACCTATATCTAGCAATTAAAAATCTGGTGTCAAATCTCCCTGCCGCCACTTAACACCTTCTTGATGCAGTATGCGTTGACAGTTGGCGCATATTGTTTTTAAGTTTCCAGGTCTACAATTATCTAAATTTCCATCGATGTGGAATACATTAAACACTGGTGTATTCTTACTTTTAAATCCACATTTCTCACAAAAATCTTTTTGCCTATAACCTAGTTGATACCATCTAGGTTTTTTTGGTGTGGCACCACGGGCACAACTGTCACACTGACTCCTGTAAAATACTTTCTTTCCCTTGTAGTAGTTCACTGCACAGGGCTTAGAATCGCAAGTTTTACATAAAGGTCGCATACGATATTTAGCAACCGCCCTTTTTATGCCCTTTTCTAGATGTTATAACGGGCTATTTTACCAAACATACGCTAAATATTATGAGTAATAAAGGAGACCACTAAAATGGCTTTAACTTCACCAGGCGTACAGGTTTCTGTAATCGACGAAAGTTTTTACACACCTGCTGAACCAGGTACTAGACCACTAGTTATCGTTGCTTCAGCAGCCAACAAGAAAAATGCTTCAGGTACCGGCACAGCCCAAGGTACCCTAACAACCAATGCTGGAAAAGTTTATACAGTAACAAGTCAAAGGGAATTAGCAGACTTGTTCGGAGATCCAACCTTCCGTGTTGATAATAACAACAACCCAATTCACGCAGGCGAATTAAATGAGTTTGGCCTGCAAGCCGCATACAGTTTCTTAGGTGTGGCTAACTCAGTATTGATTGCTCGTGCAGACATCGATTTAACTGCGCTTGAGCCATCAGCAGACGCACCTGGCGGTGATCCTCAAGACGGTACATTCTGGTTAGATACATCCACAACACAATGGGGTATTTTTGAATGGAATGCCGCACCAGCCAGTACACGTAACGGACAAAGTTTTGTTTCTAAGACACCGTTAATTGTTTTAGAAGCAAGTCAATTAACTGCTACAGGTCCTAAGTCCAGCGTTGGACGTATTGGTGACTATGCAGTTGCCGTAGGTACAAACGCACTATCCGAAGGCGAACAAGAAGATAATACTTCTAACGTTGATCAATCTACAAGTCATGAGATTTCTTTCTATTACAAAAATCGTGCAGGAGAATGGGTCAAAATTGGTAGCCCAGATTGGATTGCCAGCCACGCAACAATTACAGCCAGTGCAGGCAATACTTCAGCATGGAGTGCTGGCACATACGATTTAAATCTATTCTTAGATGGTGATACTGTAGGTATACCAGTTACTGGCATGACAACAGCAACAAGTTTAGCACAAGTTGCTGCCGCTGTCACTGACACAAACGCAGGTGTTACAGCATCCTATGCTAACGGAGTTTTAGAATTTTTCTGCGCAGGTACAAGTTTAAAAGTAACTGGTACACTTATTGCCGGTCGCACTTTATCTATCGATCCTGCTAAAACTTACTACACTCCTAAACTACAGATTTCCAAGCACACTCAACTACCATCTTATAAAATAAGAGACAGCGAGCCACGCCCAACAGGATCTGTATGGATCAAGATTACAGAACCAAACGCAGGAGCACGTTGGAGAGTTAAGAAATACAACGGAAATACCCAACTATGGGCCAACGTTGAATCTCCAATTTACGCAAATGCACAGTCAGCACTTGCTGAATTAGACAAAACTGGTGGTGGAATTAATATTCCATTAAACAGCGCATTCGTAGAATATAACTTTGATCAACACAGTTCTCCACAAGCAGAATTCCGTGTACTACGCCGTTTCCGTACAGGCGAAACAGTAATTCGCAGTAAAGAAATTACTTCTAGTGGAATCACTGCTGGCACATATACTATGCAAATAGGCGAAAGTCTAGTTGGAAGTGCTACGTTAAACAACAAAGCAGTTGAAATAACAGTGCAAGGTAATGCAGTAGACAGCGAAAGAATTGCAGAAGCAATCAACCTTGCAGGATTTACAAATATCATTGCCAGTGTTGACAATTTAAATCGTGTAGTAATAACTCATAGCACCGGCGGAGAAATTCGTTTTGCAGACTTTGAAGACAGTAGTTCATTTGTAGGAACTCTATTACAGTTTGATAAAAACAGTAACGTCTATGCAGTTCGTGAACAAGATGCAGACGGAGTTGAATTAGGATTTGGCAGCGGCGGCGTATTCCAATATGTTGCTAGTAACTGGATCCCAATGACAATTACCCCTGACACTGCTAACGTTGTGCGTCAGAGTTATTATATCAGCAACGACAATCCACAGACACTAGTTGCCGATGGTACGCTATGGTACAGCAGTGTAGTAGACGAAGTAGACGTCATGGTACACAACGGAAACACATGGGTTGGTTATAAAAACTATGACCACGGACGCGGTGCAGGTGTTACTAGCCCAGCAGGTCCAATTGTTTCTGCCAGTGAGCCAGCAGAACAGAGCGATGGCACTGTTTTAGAAGAGGGTGATCTATGGATCGACACCAGCGACATTGATAATTACCCAGCAATCAAGCGTTACGATTATACAAACAAACGTTGGATATTGTTAGATAAGAGCGATCAAACAACAGAAAATGGTGTTCTATTTGCAGATGCACGTTGGAATGAAGATGGACTAACATCTGATCCAGCAAGTATTCAAGAACTACTAGTTAGTAACTTCTTAGACTTTGATGCACCAGATCCAGCATTGTATCCACGTGGTATGTTGCTATGGAATCTACGCAGAAGTGGTTTCAATGTTAAGAAGTTTAAAAAGAACTATATCAACACACTAGATGATAACCTACGTTACAAAGCCAGCGAAAGTGACGAAGGCGATGCACCTACAAGTGGCGACAGCATGGAAAACTATTACCCACACCGTTGGGTAACGGAGTCTGGCAATCAAGCAGACGGTTCAGGAAGTTTTGGACGCTTTGCACAACGTAAAGTTGTTCTACAAAGTCTACAAGCATTGGTAAACAGCAATCAAGAAATTCGTGACACAGAGAGAAACGGATTTAACTTACTTGCTTGCCCAGGTTACCCTGAACTAATTGGCGAAATGATTAGTCTAAACTACGATCGTGGTTTAACAGCATTTGTTGTTGGTGATACACCTGCACGTCTAACACCTGATGCTACAACAATTAACAATTGGGGTACAAATGCCGCACTAGCACTAGAAGACAACGAAAAAGGTCTTGTAAGCAGTGACGAATACTTAGGTGTGTTCTATCCATGGGGCTTTACAAGTGACAACGCTGGGCGAGACATCATTGTTCCACCAAGTCACATGATTATGCGTATGATTGCACTAAGCGACCAAGTTTCATTCCCATGGTTCGCACCAGCAGGTACACGTCGTGGTGGTATTACTAACGCAACAGCAGTTGGTTACTTAACTAGCGAAGGCGAATTCCAATCAGTGGCACTAAACGAAGGCCAACGCGATACATTGTACAATGTAAAAGTTAACCCAATTACATTCTTTGTAGGCGCAGGTCTTGTAAACTTTGGACAGAAGACAAGAGCACGTAATGCAAGTGCATTAGATCGCATCAACGTAGCACGTTTGGTAATTTATCTACGTAGCCAGTTGAACAAACTTGCAAAACCATACATCTTTGAACCTAACGATAAAATCACTCGTGATGAGATCAAGCAACAAGTCGAAAGTCTATTGCTAGAACTAGTTGGACAACGAGCACTGTATGACTTCTTAGTAGTCTGCGATGAAAGCAACAACACACCTAACAGAATTGATAGAAATGAACTATACGTAGACATTGCTATCGAACCTGTCAAGGCCGTTGAGTTCATTTACATTCCAGTACGCTTGAAGAACACTGGCGAAATCGCTGGACTATAAGTGAATAAATAAAAATAACGGAGAGCATACAATGGCTATTTCAACACTAAGCAAATTATCAGTACCGTTGGCTAGTGACCAATCTGCAAGCGCACAGGGCATGTTAATGCCCAAGTTGCAGTACAGATTCAGAGTTTCTTTTGAAAACTTTGGAGTGTCAACACCGACAACTGAACTAACTAAACAGGTTATTGATTGCACAAGACCAAACATAACTTTTGAAGATATTGAACTTCCTGTTTATAATTCAAAAGTACGTCTTGCAGGACGACACACATGGGAAAACATCAGTGTTAACCTACGTGATGATGCCAGCGGTCAAGTACAAAAACTGGTTGGCGAACAACTACAGAAACAATTCGATTTCTTTGAGCAAGCCAGCGCAGCCAGCGGTAGCGATTACAAGTTTACAACTCGTATCGAAATCTTAGACGGCGGCAATGGTGCAAACACACCGACAGTATTAGAAACATGGGAAGTGTATGGTTGCTACCTACAAGGTGCTAACTATAACACGCTAAACTACGCTACTAGCGAACCTGTGACAGTTGCACTAACAATTCGTTATGATAACGCAGTTCAAAGTCCAACAGGCACTGGTGTTGGTACAGCAGTGGGCCGAGCACTTGGCACTCTTGCTACCGGTGGCGGTTAATTTTACCCGGGAGACTAAAAAGGACACTTCGGTGTCCTTTTTTTATTATCTGCACAGTTTTTAACACCGGATAAATATTAATATGTCAAAATTCTTTAAAAACTTTCTAAGTAATGTAGGTGGCGGTATAACCAAGCCCAAGGGAAATCTGGGCGATTTTAGACACGCCAGTAAATTATTTGTAGACAGTAATTACCGATTAGCACCAAAACAAAAATTTCTTTATCACGTGGTGTTTAACATTAATCCAGTGGTCAAGGCTCGTATGCCCTTTATTGCCAACAATATCACGGCATTAAACATGTTGGTAAAAAGTGTCGATCTACCTAAATATAAAATAAACACAGACTTAGCCTATCAATATAACAGAAAAAAACAAGTTCATACAAAAATAGAATACGAACCAATAACAATGATTTTGTATGACGATAATCTAGGTGTTTCAACTAACATGTGGGCAGGCTACTATGGATATTACTTTGCAGATTCCAGTCATGGCGGTAGTGCAGGATCTATGCCAGGTGTTCCAGGCTCGTCTGGCGGTGACACACCATTTGCTGGATTAAAGCAAATATGGAATAACATAAAAAATATAGACCTAAAAGGTCTATTTAAGAAAAAGCCAGGTGCTAACAAAAAAGGTTCTAGCGAGCCTCAAACACCAGTAGCATATCAAAGTAATGCATTTGATATAGAAAATAAGTTTAGATTTGGTTTAGATAACAACAGTTCAGCACCGTTTTTCACCAGCGTACAAATTTTTCAACTAAGTCGTAAAACATATCAGTGTTTCACACTTATAAATCCTAAGATAGTAAGTTTTCAACACGACAATTTACAATATGCAGAAGGTGCTACAACTACACAAAATACAATGAGTCTTGTTTATGAAGGTGTTATCTATGGCGTAGGGCCGGTTAAACAAGGTAACCCAACAGGGTTTGGTACAGAATACTACGACAATGTTCCAAGTCCACTAAGCATACTTGGTGGTGGTACTGCAAGTTTATTTGGACAAGGCGGAGTACTAGGCGGAGTATCTGATATACTCGGAGATCTAAGTAATCCTGATACATTTACTAACCCTGGTGCATTATTTGGCACATTAATCAAAGGTGCAAATACCTTTAAAAACGCCAAGGGATTAACAGGTAGTGGTGTTCGGGTTGAAGGATTTAGTATAGCAAAAAGTGCTATCACTGCGGTTACAGGCGTAGATGTTAGTGGTGTTGCCAACGTAGCCTTTCCTAAAGAAGCAGGTCGTGGACAAAATCAAACTACCAATGCATTGGCACCTAAAGAGTCCGTTAGACCACAATCATTAACAGCCAGTGAACAATCGTTAATCAACGACAATCCTGTGGCACTAAGTACACTGGTCAGTAAAGCAACTACATCCGGTGTTGTGCCACCAGGCCCAAATGCAGAAAGTCAAGTAAAAAGTTTAATGGCCAGTGGAAGAAATTTAAAATTAAATTCTTTGGCACAAAAAGTAGTAGCAGACGTAAAAGGATAATATGGCAAATAGTAACTTACCCCAAACACAAGACAGTGACAGTAGTCAGGCTGTCAAACTATTTTTTAATAATTATTTTAATCAAACTATTACATATCCAGCCAGCGAAATAGATGCAGTAATTGGATTTTTTAAAAAACGTGGCTTTGATGACCTTGCAAGTAATTCTACATCTATTGTATTATTGCAACAGGCTAAACTAGATGAAGTAAACGTATTTCAATTATTAGATACACTCAAAGGTCTCACAGAACTGCAACTCAGCGCAGTGGTCACTGAAGTATTGAATTATAATCGACAAAAAAATTCAACATTAGGATATCGTGTGGAAGATACCAGTGAACTATTAGAAAAACGAAACGTGTTAATATGACAAAATTTGCACAGGGAAAATATGTATTAAAAAATCCCGACAAGTATATAGGAAATAAAAGCCCCACGTATCGTAGCAGTTGGGAATGGGCTGTGATGAACATGTGTGACAATAATCCAGCCATCGACAAGTGGGCCAGTGAAGCCATTAAGATACCATATCGTTGTCCGTTGACCGGAAAACAAACGATATACGTACCGGACTTTTTTGTAAACTTCGTAGATAAAGACGGACGTAAACATGCAGAAGTTTGGGAAGTAAAACCAGCAAGTCAAGCCGTAAAGGAGCGTGTTGGTCGTAATCCTATGAATCAAGCGGCCTATGTTAAGAACATGGCAAAATGGGAAGCGGCTAGAGCATGGTGTGCAAGTCAAAGTATTTCTTTCCGTGTAATTTCTGAAAATGATATTTTCCATAAGGGAAAGCGATAAGTAAAGTTATGACGAAGAAACTTGAAGAATTACTTAACTTGCCTGAAACACAAGAAATAGTTAAACCCGAAAAAAAGCGTGGGAAATTAGACCCTAAAATATCAGCACCTGCCGATAACTTATTTCGAGAACTTGGCGATATAGATAAAATTGCCAGCGCATTGCCCCAAGTAAAAGGCTTGGGAGATATTTCAGACAGTGAATTAGATTCCTTGGCCCAACGTGCTACAGATGCCTATGACGACTTAATGGATTTGGGCATGAATGTGGAACCACGCTATTCTAGCAGAGTATTTGAAGTGGCTAGTTCTATGCTTAAAAATGCCATAGATGCTAAAAGTGCAAAAATAGATAAAAAGTTGAAGATGATCGAATTACAGTTAAAAAAGGCTAAATTAGATCAGGATGCACAAGGAAAAGACCCAGATGCTCCATCTATTCACGGAGAGGGTGTGCTTATCACTGACCGCAACAGTCTATTAGAAAAACTACGCAATATAAAATAAATACATTACTGGAATCGAACTATGAAATCATTTAAAGACTATCTAACAGAAAGCAAAAAAACCTATGCTTTTAAAATTAAAGTAGCAGGAAAACTTGGAGAAAGTTTTGCTGAAGACCTACGTTCAGCAGTATCTAAATTTTCTATTGCAAATCTAAGCAAAGGAAAAAGCAGTCCTATTCAAGAAACTCAAATTGACTTTCCTAATCTTAAAAACGAATCAGTTACTGTTTTTGATTTAGAAGTACACTATCCAACAACTAGTCCAGTGCTTGAGCAGTATATCATCGACACTTGCCGTTGTGCAAAGTCTATGCTACGTGTTCAAGGCGCCAATGAATTTACTGTTACACACGAAGAGCGCGAACACGCTAAAGAAAACGACGGTAAAGCATTACTAGGTCAGTGTGATCCTGAACCATCAAATAACCAAGGTATTGTAGGCGAAAAACATACTATGTCAATGCTTAAAGACCTTATGAAAGAAAAACATGCAGGCGAGGAGTACAAAGGTGTTAACGATGCTATTCTAGCAAGTTCTTCTCCACGCGGTACGGCCACAGAAATGCCAGAAGGCACATCTATCAGCCCAATCGGCTCTAAAGCCTTAAAAGGAAAATAAAATGGAAATGAAAAAACTACTGAATATTATTTCAGAAGGCAAACAAATTACAGAAAACTGTGGCGGTATGATGAATAGTGCCACTAGTATTCCTGGCGCACCAAGTACACCTCCAGTGTCTATGAGCGTTAATTTAAATGCTCAAGGTATTGATCAAATTAAAGATCTGTTAAATCTAATGAATAAAGCAGACAGCCCATTAGCACCAGGTATGTTAGGACAAAGTCCTGCACCTATGCCAATGCCTGCTGAAATACCTCCAATGATTTCTCAACCAATGTTGGCGCCTAAAGCAGAACCTATGGGCACAGCACCTGAAGGTCCAAAAGAACCAGACATGAGAGATTTAATTAAGATTGCATCATCTCCTGAGCCTGATGAAAAAGAAATGGATCCAGGTGAAAAACCAGCAGCCAAAAAAGAAATGCAGGCAGTAGCAGGTGAAGTTAAAGGTCTTGCAGACGAACTAAAAAATAGTCCTGCTGGAACTGGAATGGATGAACCAACTACATATGGCATGGATGCCGCTGTACCTTCCGGTGATGACCTACATAAAGAAAAAGGTGCATATCCAAAAGTCAATGGCGGTGACAACCCTATGGCATTGGAACAACTAAAGAGTCAGTTGTTTGCACTTTACAAAGAAATTAAAGAAGACAGATAATAGTTTCGTCGCAGTTAGCACCCTGTCCAAGGTGCCAAATAGACCCTTCGGGGTCTAT